GGCGGGTGTACAAGCTCATTCGATGGCTAAAACGATCATCGATAAGGGTTTGCCTGATTTAGAGGAGATATGGGGCTCTGAGGTGGTTGTAAGCTATCCTGGACTGTATGCCGGTGCAACTGATCTCGTTGGAATTTATATGGGGCGTGATAGTATAATAGACTTCAAGCAATCGAACAAGCCCAAACGTATCGAGTGGATAACTGATTATAAGTTGCAGATGGTGGCTTATGCGATGGCTCATAACTACGTGCACGGTTCTGAGATCGAGCAAGGAGTTATATTGATGTGTACGCCGGACAACTTCTTTCAACGATTCATAATCAATGGCTCCGAGTTTCGAGCACTTAGTCACGAGTGGCTGGCCCGAGTTGATGCTTATTACAAGGTTCGAGCAGCTAGGAGCGAGAGTCGAGAAACGGGGAAAAATGAGTAAAATTAATTTGTGGAACTTTTGTGGAAACCACGAAAATTTTGTGGAAAATCGTTTTTACTTTAGAATGATTCTAAACTTTTGTTACATTCTGACGCAGATTTTGGCCATTTTCCACATTTTCCACATTTTTTTTCGACGAAATGTGGAAGATTTTGTGGAACTTTTATTCAATGATTTCAACTACTTAAGGGTTGTTTTTATGATTTCCACATTTTCCACAGCGTTTCAGAAATATTTTCAGAATTTTTATATTTATATATATTTATATCTTATAAAGTGGAAAGGAATCAGCTATGAATAAAAAATCAAAATACAGACATGTAGTGCTTAAAAAGAAGAAATATTACTTCTACAAAATAACATGGGTTGATATTTTAGGTGATAGCGGGCACGCTACGGCTCATGAGTTTAATGGTATGATGCCTTCAGTAATGGTCACTAATGCTTACCTATATGATAAAGATTCTAAATGCATAAGAACGTTTGCCAGTTACGATGAAGCTGATGGTCTATTCTCTGATCGAAATGTATTTCCTAAAGGTTGTATTGTTAAAATGGAAAAAATATTATTGTAATGAAGGTTCTGGCTCTTCTGGAATGGGTTCTTCAAGTAACTCTTGGTCTGTTTCTTCTATGGTTTCTATTTCATCTTCCGGCTCTGATGATAGCTCTATTAGCGGTTGTTCTTCTGTAGATTCACCCTCAATTATTTTTGAATGGTCCTCTACCATCTTCTCTAGTTTAGACATCAACTGATCTCTATCGAGATCATCTATCTTACCAGTCTTAATCATTTTTCTGTCAATGTAATATCCGGCAACCTTTCCTCTGGCTACTTCCATGTTACCCGCTGCAGAATATGCTCCCTTCTTCAACGCTTGGTCACGTATTTTTGCAAGCTGCTCAAGGTGCCTGTCCATAGTAACTTCGTACTTCTTTCTGGCTTCCTCGCGCAGCTCACCAATGTACTTAACTACAAGAGGGTACAATTTAGGATTAGTTAATTTTGAAGAGGCGACTCTTGCTGCAAGGTCAGACCCTGGGCCGTAGCCAGCTTCTTTTGCACACTCCCAAGCATCTCTGCTTCCGTCGTTATACACAATAAGCTCAGCGAATTTTTTCTGCTTCTCTGTCAATCTTTTAGGTAATCCCATGTTTGACTTTTACCCTAACATTTTATAAAAGGCAATACATGAGAGACACAAAGAAATTGACTGAATACGCAGACAAGGCCAAGAGAAAACTAAAAGAAAGCTACCTGTTTAAACACCTGGTTAAGGCTGTTGAATCAGGAGCTAATGGTACATTAAAATATATAATCAAAGAAGGTCCAGGTAAAGGAAAGGAACCAAAGAAATGACAGAAGAACAAGCTAGAGAATTTAAAATAAATTTAGTTAAAATGGGAGCAGTTGAAGAAGATGTTTTTACACTTTCTAATGAAATATGCGCTGATACTGAATGTGAGAATTTTTTATCTCACGACATTTTAGAGTCCGATATGTATAGAGGCATGTGTAGTTTAGAGTGTTATGCAAAGGAATTTGCTAAGTAATGTACGTAAGACACCTTCAAGAATATCTTGACAAATTTACAGATGGTACTAAAGGCAACGCCGTAAGTAATGCTACGATCTACATGGATAATGGCAGCGGAAATATTTTCCCGATTGGTAAAATTGAAGTCCAGGAATCGACTATAATAGGCAAACCTTCTGTTAGAGTTGTAATCAAACCCGACCTCAAAGATCAGATACCAAAACTGAAAAAATTCATACTTACATAGGCACCTGTTAGGGTGAATATTAATGAAACCTGAAACTAAATTTTGGCATGAAATTAAGAAAAATACTAAGCAAATTTCCTGGACTAGACTTGAAAACCTTAGCGCTTTTGGTACTCCCGATCTATTGGGCTATAATACTAATAGCCACTTTTTCACTGTAGAGCTGAAGGTAACAAGAGCTAACAAGATTAAGTTCTCACCCCACCAAATTGCCTTCCATATTAAGCACCCTGACAATACTTTCATCTTAGTTTCTCGCCTCTTGTCTCGAGGCTCAAAACTTTTTGAGAAAGAAGAAGTTTACTTGTACAGAGGAAAGAGAATAAAAGAGCTTGTTGCTTGTGGCTTGAAGCTTGATGCTTGCCGCTCAGGTCTTGATGCTTGCGTCAATCACTTGACCCGGCTTGGAGCTTGACGCTTGTTGCTTGAGGCTTGAAGCTTTCGAACCAACCTTGCTTGAGGCTTGCTGCTTGGAGCTTTGGCCCGGACCAGGGCGCACGCTATCAACGACTTCTAGATTGTCGGGTTTGCTAATGGCCTGATCCGATTTATCCCTGGGGATTCTGTAAAATTTTGGATGTTTAAATACAAATGTCATTTTTAGTGTTTACCATAACTAACATTTTTTATGTCTTTATTCCAGCATGCTCGACAGTCTAAACACTGGCCGCCCTGAGTAGGCGCCGGGCAGCTGGGGCTTCCATCTGTCACCACGGTTGAGCTGTGAGTCCAGGCGTTACCAGCGGTCCCGTCTACCTTCGCAGCTGATAATCTAATAATTAAATTTTCTGGAACCTCTTCAGGGGCTGGCAAGTATTGCCGCTCTTGAGTTGGTAACCAGTGTTTGGTGTTAGGTGTGAGCTTACACACCTCTATAATTTTTTGCATATGCTCGCTGCTCTGTACATCTCCGGCATCGTGCCACCTGAACCACTTCTGGCGCTTGATAACAGCCGCCATTGCTTCAACCCATTGCGGGTGATTGATAGCGTCCAGCCTTCTATATTGCGCCTCCCTGATTGCGGGGTACCTGGTGTAATTTCCTTTTAGTGCATAACATCCAAAACACGGTGAGCCCGGAACTTTCCTAAGCTTCGAACCAGTTTGACATGCCCACGCTGGTAGACTGTAGCTCAGGCCAGGCATCTTAGACGTTCTAGTAAAACTATCTGTAATTTTTAATGCTTCTTTTACTTTCATAATTTCTCCTTTATTATCCTATATAATAATCATTTTACTTTGTCAAGCTTGCGGCTTGTAGCTTGAAGCTTGCGGCCTGCTGCTTGTTGCTCGTGCCCTCTAGTTATCCAGCCCAGGCGCTCTTCTCTTTTTGTAAGTCCCCGTTGCTTGATGCTCTTAAAAAACTTTTCACAGCTGGCAAGATAAGCTTGCGGCAGCTGGTTATGCGGCCGCAAGAAATAATGGGTAAGATCGTTATTCTTGATCTTCATCTTCCGCCTCCTGAATTAATTCCCCTTGATCATAACCTTGCTTAATTAATTCTGCAATATGTTCAAGATCAACATCATTTGGTTTATAGTTTGGATAATCATCTATTGTTAGTTTCCACCAACTTCTTTTTGTTTCCATTTTATTCCTTTCTAAATTTATCCTATACTATCCTTCACCAGCTGTCAAGCGAAGCTTGCGGCTTGTAGCTTGTGGCTCCCGGTAGGTCTCACCCGGGATTATTCCTAACGCTGCCGCGCATCGCATCCAAGACCAATGGGCCACTAGTTCATATATACCAGCAACGCCATCCTGATCAGGGAAGCCAGCGTTGCTGGTCCAAGTATCGACGCTACCCTTTCAGGTCACAGCTTAGGTCCAGGGAAATGCCATAGGCAAGATATGTACCCCTAACTTGGTCATCATTAGCAGGACCCTAGGCTGAGGCCCGGAGTCTATTGTTTAAAGTTGCAACAGGGCCTAACAGGTTATCACCTGCTAGGGTCCAGCAAATAATGACTGATCCCAGATTACAGGACGCTGTACAGCAAATTACTCCCGCATTCCGAGAGATACCTGTAATCAGGGATCAGCTTTGGTTGATGTCTAGACCATACCTAGACATTTAATACTATTGTATGTCTCGACCAAATCTGATCCCAGGACACTCAAGCAATATTTGGTTTAATGCCTGCAGGGCTCCCAGAGTGTCCAGGGATCAGCACCCCCAACGAAGACGGCTCTTAGCGAGCGGTGTGACGGGGGGTCTTCACCCACTTGTTTGAGTTTAACGACGCCGGAACAAGTAAACGGGCGCAATAACATTTATATAAATAGTGGTAAATCTATTTATATAATATCCTATATAATGGTTGACAATCCTATTGTCAAGCATTATAACAAAATAAATTAATTAAATATAGAAAGGTCTAAAATGACAAAAATAAGAATGAATACTGAACTACGAAATAAGTTGTTCAATA